TACTATGCTTAATTTGACAGAAAGTATGGGGTTAAAGACAATACAATGGGATGTAGATACGCTTGACTGGAAAGGCTTAAGTGGTGTTGAAATGTGTGAAAGAGTAATGAGTAAAGTAAAAAACGGAAGTATTATACTTTGTCACAACAATTCAGATAATATCCTTGATGGTTTACCATTAATATTAGAAAGACTTATTAATGCTGGTTATGAAGTAGTGTCTGTAGGAGAGCTTATATATCAAGATAATTACTATATAGATAATTTAGGGGTACAAAGAAAAAATTAAATTTTTAAGGAGATGAATAATGGATTACGACCTAATGAAAAATAACAAAGTAAATATATCTGGAGAAGTTGTTAGTGAGTTGGAGTTTACTCACTCTATTTGTAATGAAGGTTTTTATGAGTTTGATTTGAAGGTAACAAGACTATCGGACACTTATGATATAATCCCTGTTACAATTAGTGAAAGGCTTTTGCAGGAATATCCAATTAGTAAAGGGGATATGATAAGTGGAAGTGGTCAATTTAGAAGTTATAATAAACTTGTAGATGGTAAGAGTAAACTTATGCTAACTGTTTTCTTGAGAGAATTGATGCCTTATAATGAAAATGATAATCCTAATCATATAGAGATTGTGGGATATGTTTGTAAAGAGCCAGTATTTAGAACAACACCTTTTAAGAGAGAAATATCTGATGTGTTACTTGCTGTAAATAGATGTTATAATAAGAGTGATTATTTGCCTTGTATAGCTTGGGGAAGGAATGCAAGATTTGTAAAAAACTTTAATATAGGTGACAAGGTTGTAGTTCAAGGACGTATTCAAAGTAGAGATTATCAGAAAAAGGTTAATGATGAATTGATAACAAAAACTGCTTATGAAGTTAGTTTAAATAAAATTGAACTTATTAAAGAAGAAGTGGATGTTGATACAATGGAAACTACTGTAGGTGTTTTAGAAAATTATTATGTTAGATAAATTTTATTTTGTGTTTAATTGATAAAAAGTTATTTATGTGGTGTTCTATTTATAGGTGAAATATGAAGAAAATTATTGATGAAACACAAAAATTAAGACAAAATCAGTTTAAGCTAATTTTGATAATACTTGCTATGATGTCGGTGTTATTTATAGCATTTACTATTTATTGGGAAATTGATTATAACAATAAGTATGGTTATTTCAAAAAAGTACGTGCAGAAGTTGTTGACCATGTTGTTGTTGATAATATTGAATATGATGTTTTGCAATATTCTGTAAGGGATGTTGTGTATAAGCATACCACAGAGTATGAGAGTAAAAATCATATTGAAGATAAATTAAATGTTTTTTATGATGAAAATGACCCAAGTGGTATTGTATATAAGTTAGATAATACTAGAATATTATTGCCTGTAATATCTGTTCTTTTTGTCCTAGTATCATCTTCTGTATATATAATTTATTTTTATATTTTTAGAAAAACGCATGATACTATGCAAACTGATAAAAAAGATGAAAATAACGAAAAAAAATAAACTTGAATTTCAAGTTTATTTTTTCTTTTTTATAACGAAGTAAACGGTTATAATTGATATTAGTAATATAATTGAAATGCTCATTACAACAATAAGAATTATTTGATTTGATGCAAGACCGTCCATATTGATATATTCTGTCTTTATATAACCAATTTTTTCTTGATTGTTATCAGTTTTATAAATGATTTGTGTCCACTCTGATTTTTTATCAAAGTTTTCTACATATATTCTTTTATTGTTGGCGATATCGTCAACTTTGGTTGTTAAATCTTCATTGTAAACAGTTACACTACTTTCGTTAAACGAGTTTATTGTTGCGTTTTCATTGTGGAAATAAGTTAGATTATTGCCGGTACTTAATACTACGTCTGCACTAAATATATATCCAAATTTATCACCATAAATATATATGTAGAAGTCTTTTCCGTCAATGCTTACTGGGAATTGAGCTGACAATGTAATAATAGTGTTTAGATCAAGAGTGTCAACTGTAATAGCTGAACTGCCATATGCAAGTAGAGTTGGGTATTTATAAACTGGTATTTGTGGATTGGTAACTCTTACAGAAACGGGATCGCTAGTAATTTTTATTACATTTGCTTCTTCTTTTTCTACATATCCGACGGTTGCAGTGTCGTTATAATTAAGTAACACTTTGTAATATATATCAAATTCTTCAATTGCAATTACGTCAACTATTTCATTTGTATGATAGCATGTGCCTAAATTATAAGGATATTGATAAATTGCACTTGTATTTAGTGAAGTTAGTGGTTTTGCTTGATTTTTTATTTCTAATGCTACTTCATTTGAAATGCTTGAGTTGTCAAATGGTAAATTGGTGTCTAGTGAAATAAATTCTAAGCATTGTCTTTTTATGTTAAAACCATAAAGTTTTCCGTTTGCAATATCATAAGAAATTGTACTAAAGTTATCAAAATGATTATTTTCTATAGTTTGTTTTTTAGTAAATGCGCCATCTTTTGCTGAAATAATCTCAATTTTATTTCCATTTAAAGCGAATATTTGTGATAGTCCTGTAGTTATATCTGTGCAGTTATTTAATGTGAAAGTTGTACTACTACTAAAGTCGGCTTCGTTAACTAAATATAATACATTGTTATCTAGTAAAACTAATTTATTAATATCTTTAACATATTCAAGTTTTGCATTGTTTGTTATGGTTGGTAGTGATATATATTTTTCAAATTCAAAATCTGTTGTAAATATATATATTTTTTTGTGTGTATAATCAAGTAAATAAAGTTTATTTGTGTTATCTAATTCTAATTGTATAATTTCACCAAATAAACTTGATTTATATTTATTTATTGAAGTTGTTTCTTCTTCAGATATATATTTATTAACTGTGTTTGAATTGTCTGTTGAAATATAAAATATATGTCCGTTTTTGTCGACTGCTACTTGCTTTATATTAGTATTTTTAATGCAGTCTATATTTGATGTTTCATTGTCAATAATCTGTATTCTATTATTATTGGTATCTGAAATATATATTTTATTACTATAATGATAAATGTTGTTTACATTATCAAATCTACCTATATCTGAGTTTGAACTAGAAATTAAAACTTTATTTGATACTAATTTGATTTTGTTTGTATCTTTATCGAGACTTAAGTTAAATTCGCCTATTATTTTGTGGTCACTATCGCAAACAAATAGTTTATTATTTAACACTTGAACATCAGAAATTGATTGAATAGGGAAATTGCTATCAATTTGAGTGCCAAGTGGGAAATTGAAAATATCGCTATTGTTTGATTTTTTTGAACTAGTAGAAATTCTTATAATCTCATTCAAATTACTATCTAGAATAAATAAATCGTTAATAAATGTAATAAAGTAATCGTTACCGTTATAATTAAATACTTCAATTAATTTAGCGTCTTTTTTAAATCCTTCTTCTTTTGCGATATTGCCTGTTGAAATATTAACTTTACATAAATAAATTGGGTCGGCTGTGTTTGATTTATCATTATTTTCGCTTAAAATATAACAAAAATCATGATTTAATGTTAGTGCAAATGGTGTATGTTCTGATAAATTCAATTCAACTGATTTCTTTATTATATCCGAATTTGATATATCATTATTTGTAATATTTATCTTATATATATATAAATGTGTATCTATTATTCCAATAAAAAGAGTGTTGCTATCAAAATAAAAATTAACTTTTGCATTATCTGAATAGGAAATTTCAGAAAGAGTTAGGGTGTTGGTTGCATTTTGTGGATTTATTAAGTTAATTGTATTATTTGATGCACAAATAATAGAATAATTGAAAAATTTTATCTTTTTAATTTTTTCTATGTTGGCAACTTCTTTAGTTGTTTTATTCGAATTATCAAATATATTTAACTTGTCATTTGATGCGTATGCAATATAATTATTGTCTGTTGTCATGAGTGAAATATCGGTAAGGTCGGCATATTCTATGACTTTTTCAATCTTTTCATTTTTTATGTAAGATGGATATAAAGTTTCAATTTTTATACTTTCTTCTGCTTGTACTTTATATGAAAAAGGAGCAACAAAAACAGCTGTTGCAAGTATTATTAAGGCAAGCAGTATTTTTTTCATTGTTCTCTCCTTTCAGTCTATTTAAATTTTAGCAATTTTTTGAATATTTGACAATGAAATTAATACCTTATTTTATGTTTTTGTGATTGTTTTTATTGGATTTTAAAAATTTTTTGAAAATTTTTTTTGAAAAGTTTGAAAATATAATTACTATAAGTAATTAATTTTTCAAAAATTTACAAATTTTACAAAAATTGAAAAATTTATACAAAAAAATGACACAATGTTTTGACTTTGGATGATTTTATACATTATACTATAGGTGACATTGAAATTTTCAATCGTTGGGAGGTTTTATGAAATACTGGAGTAAGTCAGCATTGTCTATATATAGATATTTGGAGTCTATGGCGGAGACGGTCGATAAACGAATTTTAAAAACTGGAACTAGTAGCAATAGTGAAGGATTGCAAAGATATCAATCTACATATTTACAGACGGGGCAAATGATTGAGTTTATAGAGCGAAAAAGGAAATTGATAAATCTTAAAGTAGCTGTGGAAGATGCTTTGACGGGTATTTCATTGAATGATAGGAGGTTATTGGTCCTTACTTTTGTGGATGGTGTGACGAGTGTTATAGTCGCAGAGCTTATGAATATTAGTCTTAGAACGTTTTTTAGAAGAAAGGTTTCTGCCCTTCAAAGTTTTACCAATAAAATGATTGAACTTGGATACGACGAGAATTTCTTTCAAGATTATGAAACAGAGCCATGGTTTTTAGGTGTTTACAACGAAATTGTGTCTTCAAATATAGCAGATGATTTTTTAAAACGTGTAGTTGTTGGGAGGATGTTTAATCAAGTGTCTAAAGTATGTGTGATTGACAATTCTAATATTTGTCATTAGAAATTTTACTAGGTTTTTTCAATTTTCTTGGTAAATATAGTAAGAAAATTAGGAATATACTTGGTAAAAAAAGAATTAATACAATTATTAGACTTGGGGTTTGTGTTAAAGGATTTTCGCTTGATGAATTGATTGAGTTTTTATAATTTGCATTCTCGTTATTTTCATATATTGGTGTTATTGATTTGACGTATTTATTATAAATATATCCGGTTTTGCCGTCATATTCTATTAAATACCATACAGTACCGCCAAAATCTATTACTTCTTGCGAAAATATTCTTCCAATAAAGTTTATATTGCTTTCATCTTTTTTAATTGTAGCAATAATATTATTAGTATTTGAATTGGTTGTGGGTGAGCTTCTTAAATTACAATCGCTTCCTATAATTATTTGAATATTACTCGGATATGGTGTATTAGGAGTGTTGATAATTTCCTTTACATCATTCTTTTTTACAAAACCATTTATGCCATTATAATAAACTGAGTAATAATTATTTTCTTCATTAAGTATTTGAACAAAATATCCTTTCTCAATCATGCAATAGATGTTTGAGATATTTTCATTATCAGTACTGGTTTTATAAAGATAAATAGTTGTTTCGGCTCGAGCAAAATTTTCACTTGCAAAAACAGTGATTGTTGGCATGGAAATATTACATATCAAAATAAGATAAATGATTAATTTTAACATATTTAAATTATATATAAAAAATACAAAAACATTAAATTTTCATTAAATAAATTTTTGTAATAAATGGAGTGATTGTGACAGAAAAAGAAATAATTTTGAAAATTCGCCAAATAGAAACTGAACAAGAGAGAAGAAAAAGGGACAATAAAATTGATGGGTATAATTCTGGTAAGATAAAACATGAAAAACAATTAAAATTTCATACTTGCGACAAGAAAAATAGGTGGGTGTTTGGTGGAAATAGAAGTGGTAAAACTGAATGTGGGGCTGTTGAGACTGTATGGCTTGCAAGGGGAATACACCCATACAAAGAAAATAAACCAACAGAAGGTTGGGTAGTATCGCTTAGTCAACAAGTTCAAAGAGATGTTGCTCAAAGTAAAATATTAAGTTATCTCAAAAAGGAATGGATTTCAGACATTGTAATGATATCTGGAAGAAAGGGAAGTGCAAGTAGTGGTGTAATTGATACTATTTATGTTAAAAATGTATTTGGCACAACGAGTAAAATAGGCTTCAAAAGTTGTGATCAAGGAAGAGAAAAATTCCAAGGAACTTCTCTTGATTATGTTTGGTTTGATGAAGAGCCACCAGAAGATATTTATATCGAATGCAAAATGAGAGTTTTGGATAAATGTGGGATAATTTTTGGAACAATGACACCACTAAAAGGTTTGACGTGGGTATATAGAACAATTTATTTAAATGAAGGAAATGATGAAGATGTTTGGTATGAACAAATGGAGTGGGCGGACAATCCCTATCTTAATAAAAATGAAATTAAAAAGTTAACACAAAGTCTTAGTGAAGATGAGTTAAATAGTAGGAAATATGGAAATTTTACTAGTGGAACGGGGCTTGTATATAATGAGTTTGATGAAAGATATAATGTTATAGAGCCTTTTATGGTACCGATTGATTGGTATGATAAAATATCAATTGATCCAGGTTTGCATAATCCCCTTAGTTGTCATTGGTATGCAAGTGATTATGATGGTAATGTTTATGTAATAGCAGAGCATTATGAAAAAGAAAAAACTGTTGAGTATCATTCAAATAGAATAAAAGACATTTCAAAAAGTTTGAATTGGCCTATTAAAAATGGCAAAATTGAAGCTATTATTGATAGTGCGGCAAATCAAAAAACATTGGCCAGTGAAAAATCTGTAACTGAGCTTTTTTACGAGAACGGTATACTTACTAGCCCATTGGTTAATAAAGATATGTTTTCCGGAATAAATAAAGTAAAAAGTTATTTTAAAAACGCACTTGGAGAAAGGAAATTATTTATATTTAAAAATTGTGTTAATTTGATAAGGGAAATTAAAGGTTACTTTTGGGGAAATAATGATTTGCCTGTTAAACGAGATGATCATGCATTGGATGAACTTCGATATTACATAATGAATAGACCAGAAAATAAAAATATAAAAAATGATAAAAACATTATTCAAAAAAACAAAGAAAAATTAATTAAGTTAAACAAGTTAAAAAATATAAGGTATTAAGGGTAAGGTAATTGAAATTTTCAATTACCTTTTTGGATGCAGTATGAAGAAAGAAAATGAAAGGAAAAAACTTGAAAAAGCTTTGATGGATAAAGCGATTGGTTTTACTACTCAAGAAGTTGTAGAAGAGTATGGGTTCTCGGGTGACGACTTTGTTTTGCAAAAAAGGAAAACCAGTACTAAGTCTTATCCACCAGATTTATCTGCTATACAAATGTTATTAGAAGAAAAGGGGGAAGAAAATGAACTGTATAACTTGACAGATGAAGAGTTAGAAAAAGAAAAACAAAAATTATTAAGTAAGTTAAAGGAGAAAAAATGAACTTAGTTGATTGTAAAATAAAGATAAAATGTGATATGCCAAATTGTAAAAATTTTGCAGATGTAAAGATTGAAAATGAAGGATTTATAAAATCAATTGGATTGTATCTATGTAAGTCATGTATGAATGAACTTTATAAAACCATTGGTAAAAACATTGTGCCTAAAAGTCCTGAGAATATGTTAAACAAAAAAATTGTGTCAAAAAGGGTGAAAGAAAATGAAAATTAATAAAGATGAAATTGAAGAAAAAATCGTAAATGAAGTGCTTGAAGACTTTAAGTATAGGCAAATGGAAAGAAAATCGTTCGAAAATAATTGGCAACTAAATATTAATTTCTTTTTGGGAAACCAGTATTGCTACATTTCACCAAGTGGTGAAATTATGGAGTATGGTAAACAGTATTTTTGGCAAGAACGAGAAGTTTATAATCATATTGCAAATTTGGTTGAAGTAAGGCTTGCTAAACTTGCTAGGGTTAGACCGTCTCTTACAGTAGTGCCATTTTCAGATGAAGAGAATGATATTGCTTGTGCTAAAACTAGTAAAAAAATCTTAAAAGCTGTAAGTCATAATTTAAATATTAGTAAAATTTTGTCTCAAGGAACCCTTTGGAGTGAAATTTGCGGAACTGTTTTTTACAAAATTGATTGGAATAATAATGGTGGCAAAATTGTTGGAAGAGATGAGATTGGTAGAGAATTGAAAGAAGGAGATGTTGAATTAAGTGTTGTTAGTCCTTTTGAAATTTACCCTGATAGTAATACTTATACTAGCATTGATGATTGTATGTCAATCATTTATGCGAGAAGCTTTCACAAAGATGCTGTCAAAAATATTTGGGGTGTTGAAGTTGAAGGTAAATCTATCGACGTGTATACTCTTGATAGTGTTGGTAGCGCTGGCGGTCTTGGCTATAATACAATGTCAAGTTCTCTGGCTAAAAAAGTAAAAAATGATCAAGTGTTGGTTCTTGAAAAATATGTAAAGCCAACTGTTGAATATCCAAATGGTAGGCTTATTATAATTGCTGGAAATAAACTTATATACATGGGAGAATTGCCATATATAAATCGTGCTGAAAATAAAAGGGGTTTTCCGTTCATTAAACAAGTAAGTATTCCTATGCCAAATTGTTTTTGGGGTAATAGTGTAATTGAAAGGTGTATACCTATTCAAAGATCGTTTAATGCGGTAAAGAATAGAAAACATGAATATTTAAATAGACTTACAATGGGTGTGCTTGCTGTTGAAGATGGGTCTATGGATATTGAAAATTTGGAAGAAGAAGGTTTGTCGCCGGGTAAAGTATTGATTTATAGACAGGGTGCTAATATTCCTAAAATGTTGTCTTCAGACAATTTGCCTATTGATTTTAAGGCTGAAGAAGAAGCGTTACTTGAAGAGTTTGTAACAATTTCAGGTGTAAGTGATTTATTAAAGTCTGCATCTGTTTCTCACGGAAATATTAGTGGTGTGGCTTTGCAATTGTTAATTGAGCAAGATGAAGCAAAACTTGTTTCGAGTGCTGAAGAAATTAGATATTGTGCAAAAGAAATTGCAAAACAAATTTTAAGGCTTTATAAACAGTATGCAATGACAGAACATACAACTAGAATTGTTGGAGAAAATGGCTCTGTTGAGTTGTTTTATTGGAAAAACTCAGACATTAATAGTGAAGAAGTGGTATTTGAAACGGAAAATGAAATGAATGAGACATTGGCTCAAAAGAGAAGTATGATTTTTGAAATATTAAATGCAGGTCTTTTAAATGATGAAGATGGAAAATTGAGTAATAGTATGAGAAGTAAAATTCTTGAGCAGTTGGGTTTTGGTATTTGGGAGACTAGTCATGACATAAAGGCTCTTCAAACTAATAATGCAACAAAAGAAAATGTGAATTTACTAATTAATAATGAAATAAAGTCTCCACTTGATATTGACGACCATGATATACATATTGCCGAACATACGGCATTTATGCTTGGAAGTGAACTTGAAAAAGCAATGAAGAAAAAACCATACTTACTTGAAAGTATGCTTAATCACGTGAAAGAACATAAAAGTTTTTTAGAAAATTTAAATAAAGTAGAAAATGAAAAATAAAATGGAGAATAAAATATGGAAGAAATAAATAATGTTGGAGAACAACCAGAAAGTACAGATATTCAAACTGTAGCGACAGATGTGGAAAATGGAATTACAAGTACTGAAGGCTCTCCACTGGGCAAATTTAAGTCTGCTGAAACTTTGCTTGATGCTTATAACGAGTTACAAGGTGAGTTTACTCGCAAGTGTCAAAAATTGAGTGAAGTAGAGAAAAAATTGCAAGAAAGTGAGTTGAAATGTGTGCCCGAACAACAAGAAACGAAACTTTCAGAAAATGAATTTGCTTGGCAATCAAAAATAAGTGAGTTTCTGCAATCTCACGAAAAAGCAAGTGATTTTGTTGAAGAAATAACCAATGAAATAATTAGTGATGAAGATTTGAAAAATCAAGAAGATGGCTTGGAAAAAGCATATAGTAGGGTTTTGGAAAAGAAATATAGAAAAACAGAAGAACTTGTGGAAGATGAAGAATTTTTAGAGAAGTTTATATTCTCAAATGAAAAAATCAAAAACAAAATAATTAAAGAATATGTCAATTCTCTTCAATTCTTTCAAAGTCCGATAAATATTAATAATTCGGGTGTTACTAGGGGGGTAGCTTCTAGTAATAATGTTAGTAGTTTAGAAGATGCAAAAAGGGTTGTTGAGAATATGTTTAAATTTTAGGAGATAAATATGATAACATTAGAAACAGCAGATAATGCATTAAAAACAGTGTATTTAGGAGTGATTGGCAACCAATTAAATGTTGGTGCTAACCCATTACTTACAAAAATTAAACAAACAACAAACAATGTATATGGAAATGAAATTAGAAAAACAACATCACACGGAATAAGTGGTGGTGTTACTGCAGGAAGTGAAGATGGTGAACTTCCAAAGGGTCATGGAAAGAAATATGAACAATTTGTATTGACTTTGAAAAATTTATACGGAACTATTGAAATTACAGACAAGGCTATAAGATGTTCTCAAAATAGTGCGGGTGCGTTTGTAAATCTTCTTAATGATGAAATGGAAAGTTTGATTAAATCTAGTACATTTAATCTAGGTAGAATGCTATATGGCGATGGAAGTGGTATTCTTGCAACTGTATCAGCATCAAATGAAATTGCTGATGAGTTTATAAAACTTGATAACGTTAAAAATTTAATTGAAAATACTGTATGTAGATTTGTAAATAGCAATAAAAAAGCATATTCAAATTCATACGAGCCAATTACTGTTCAAAATATTGATAGAGTAAATAAACAAATTTCATTTGATAGATTTGCTGACGCCGACTACAATGGAATGCATTTAGCAACTGTTAACGGTTTGAACAATGAGATTACTGGTCTTGGTAAAATTTTTGATAGTTCTTCAACTTTGTATGGACTTGATAAAACTATGCATCAATGGTTAAATCCATATGTAAAAACTGAAGTGGGTGAACTAAGTGAAACTGTTATGCAGAGAGCTATTGATGAAATAGAAGAAGTTGCCGGTGGTGAGATTGACTTTATTGTGTGTTCTGCTCCTGTAAGAAGAGCATATCAAGAAAGTATTAGTGCTTATAGAAAGAATGTAGATGTTATGAATTTACAAGGTGGCTTTAAGGCTATTTCATATAATGGTATTCCAGTAGTTACAGATAGATTTGTAAAAGATGATGAAATGTTTATGCTTAACACTAAAGAGTTTGAACTTTGTCAATTGGGTGATTGGCAATGGCTTGAAGGTAATGATGGAAAAATCATTAAACAAAAAGAAGGTTACCCAGTATATACTGCAACTCTTGTTAAGTATGCTGAACTTCTATGTAATAGACCAAATAATCAAGCTAAATTATCTGGTATAATTGGTGCTTAATAAATATTAAAAATATGCTGAGCAATACTATATTTGCTCAGCATAATTATTTTAAAAGTAGGAGTGATATATGCTTATAAAAATTGATGAAGATTTATTTGATATTTGTAAAAGAATTAAAGAAATAGATGATGGGTATTTTGTAGTATATAATACAAATAAATTAAGGTATGAATTGCATTATAAAAATCAAGAAAATACTTATTGTTTAACTTGTCCTTATGAAAATCTTGATGTGAGATTTGTAGATTTGGTATTATTTAGTAGTATTAATAATATTGACAAAATCATTGATGATATTGACAATAACAATGTAGATATTGAATGTAACTATAATAAATCGTATAAAGATTATGCTAAATATCATCTAAAAGAAATTTATAAGTTTGCAAGTAATTCTTCAAAAAATTTTAGTAATAAAACTGCTTTTAAAAGTAATTGGAGGTAGTATGTATGTTGGTTGAAAACATAGTGGTAAATGCATGCAAATTTTTGTCTTTAAATAATGTAATAAATTACCTAAATAATGAGGCTGAAAGCGATGATGATACGTTGGAAAAAATTAATAATATTATGGTTGCTTGTAATCTAGCAAATAGTAATATTGCAACAAATTATTTTCCAATAAAATTATCTAAAAAAATTAATGTTTATAATAATAAGATTAATTATAATGAAATTACTACTTCTTCAATATTGCGAATAGATTGTATAAGAAGAAGTGGTGTTAAAATTTCGGGCTATAAAATTTTAAGTGATTGTATTGAAATTACTAATGGTGAATATACTATTGAGTATTCAATTTTTCCTGATGAAATTACTATAGAAAGTGAAATAAATTATTATCATAAAATTGATGAAAATATTTTTGCTCTACTGGTAGTAGCGGAATATTTATTTATAAGTGGATTTGTTGATGAAGGTAAAACATGGAAAGATAAGTTTGATGTGTCAATGAAGTCTATTTTGAATTATAAGAAAAGTGTTTCAATGCCTAAAAGAAGGTGGTTGTAATGTTGTATGGAAAGAATAAAAAGTAATAAGTATGGTTACAAAGAATATAGTTGTTTTCCTTTAAGTAATAATTTAAATATAAATATACCTGATGAATTGTTAAGATTAAGTGATGGAGTATGTGCATATAATTATTCTTTTGACAAGGGGATTTTGAGTGATGGGTTGGGTATAAATAATAATCCACTTAGAATTGTACCTGACAATATTCAAGACAAATATTTATTTGTACCCCCTGATAATGAAGAGTTTGATAGTTTGTTTTTATACAATGAATGGGATGGCTCTTCTATTCATGCAAATATGTTTATTATTGCTTATATGAAATCTGGTAATTTCTACTACAAGTATTTGCATGCTGATAATGTTAACTTTAAATTAATTCCAAATATAAATTTTTCACAAAGGCCGATTGTAACTCAGTGTAAAATTAATAATCGTGATGTGGCTTTGTTTGTATCTAAAAGTGATGGTATGTATATATGGTCCGTAGTTTATGATGAAGCCCAAAAAATAGATAACTCTGAAAAAATTAGTAGTATGTGTTATATATATGATAGGCTATTCATAACAACTTTCAATGATAGAGATAAGGTTTTTTATAGTAGTGATGTTAGTCCTGTAGATTTCTCTTCAACTTCAGAAGGTGTTGGTGTAATTGAATTTGATGATATAAGTGGTATGGCTTCAAAATTATTATCATTCAATGGTTATCTTTATGTTTTTAGAGATTTTAATATAGCTAAAATTACGTATAACAATGAAAAAGAGTTATTTAAGGTAAATCAAATATTTGTTGGAAATAGTTATATTTATAATAAAACAATTTCAGTTTGTGGTACTAAAATTATATATCTAACGTTAGATGGTCTATATGAGTTCGATGGAACGAAAAGTAAGAAGATACTAAGTGGTCTTGATTTTATGTTTAAAAATATGGCTAATGACGATGCTCTTGGTGGTTATGCTGATGGTTATTATTATTTGGCTTGTAAATTGAACTTTAATGATAATAAGAAAATCGGAAGTGAAAATAGAGTTATTTCAAAAAATAATGCACTTTTGAAAATTGATGTAAATGATTATACGTTTTCAATTCTTAGGGGTGTGCAAGTTGAAAGTATGTCAGAATATCATGATATTTACGATTCTACTATATTTGTTACGTATTTGGATAGTACTTCTAACATTTCAAAGTTTGGGAATGTGGATATGTCTGGTATGTTAAATGGAAATGCAACAAATAAAATATGGAAGTCTCCTAATTTTGATTTTGGTTCAAATAATTATAAAATAATTAAAGATTTGACTATTATGACTGCTTCTGATTGTAAATTAATTATTGAATATGATGGTAAAAATAAGGTGATTTCGCTTAAGGGTAGTAATAGATATCAAAAAATACCACTTTATTTAAAATGTAAAAAGATTTCTGTGGCTATTGAAAGTGTTGATAGTGGAGTTAAAATCGTTGGTCCGACATTTAGTGTTGGTATGGTTGAATGATTATAAATATTAATGTATAAATATAAAAATAAAAGTATGAATATTAATTACTATGAAATTAAGAAGATGAATTTTAAAATTAAATTAAAAAACAAATTAATCGAGGAAAGTTTATGCAAAAAAATCGATTTAAAGAAAAAATAATTGAAAAATTAAAAAGTGATTTAGATTATGGATTACAAAGTGTTGAAGATAAGTTGTTAAATGAAATCAAGTCTATTGATAATTTTTGTTTTTCTATAGAAGTTTCAGATTTTGTTGGAGACATTAAAGATGACGAAATTGTTATAAACAATATGAGTGCTTTTGAGAAAGGTGAAATTGAAGAGTTTAATAATCTATCAATTAACTTTAAGAATAAATTAAAAGAATTAAATTTTATTGTTACTGCATATTTAACTCAACAAAAATATGCACGTGAAAAATTTGATTTGCCTATGACTATTAAAATTAAAAAATCTTTAGATGATGTACTCAATAAACTTGATTTTGAGAAAAGTTCTATTAGGGGAATTAATAATGAGATAAATTCTAAAGAAAAGGCATATGCTGAAAAAATGACTAATTTTTCAAATATTTTAAAAGATATGAAAAATGATGATTGCGTTGATGAAAAGAAACTTATTGTGATGTTTGGTGAGAAATTTATAAATAATTATCGCATGGGGCTTATTGGTACTGTCTTAGATAATCTTTTAAATAAATGTAATATTAATAAGTTGATAAGTAATGATGAACTTAAAAAATTAATGATTAAATATCCCATTATAAAATGTAGAATTGATGATTATGTGGGAACAAATAGTTAATTTAGCTATAAGTAATGGCTTATTTGCTGTACTTTTTTTAGGTTTGCTTATTTATCAATTAAGGGATAGTAAAACAAGGGAGAATAGGTATCAAGATACTATTGCTCAATTGGGTAATGCTTTGGAGATTGTAAAGTCTGTTAAGGAAGATGTTCAAGAAATTAAAGAAAACTTGACAGTAAAAAAGTAGTATTAAGAAGTAAAAAGGTGGAAAAAAATGAAGGATAAATTAAAAACTACATCATTTTGGTTAGAACTGAGTGGTATTATTGGGCTAATTGTAAATGCCATTTCGGGAATTTTGGATATTAAAATTTATTCTGATGGTATTCAAGATTTGGTACTTGCAATTTGCGCTATTTTAATTTCATTTGGTTTTGTTAGTAAAAAGAAAGTTTCGGATAGTCAAAATAGTTCAACTGAAGAATTGTTGGATGATATTAAAAAAGATAATAAATAAGGTGGTGTTATGCCACCTTTTTTTAATGAAATAATTTGTTATTTAAGATAATAATCTTATTGATTAATTATTTAAATTGTGTTATTCTATTTGTGATAGGAGTGGTTATGAACTATAGAAATTCAGTAAAAATTTTATTTTCGAATTTTGAGCATGTGTGGAAAATGATGCTTTATTTTTTGATTGTGTCTGCTATTTCTATTTTCTTTTTGTATTTGGCTATTAATCCTATTTATGTAATGCTTGTTAATTCGGGTGTATTTTCTAATATGGTGCAGGTATATACCGACTTTTTGACTACTTTGAATTTAACTGAACTTATGACTTCGCT